ATCACCGGCAAGACGGCGCGGTATGCCGTACCCATCACGACCCCAGGGACAGCGCTTGCTGCACCAGGCACCGGCAAGACGTACAAGATCAATTCAATTTTCTGCGCAAATACGGACACCGCAAACGCTGGAACTCCTGTTGATATTAGCGTCAGCATTTACGACGGATCAACCGATCGCTACATAGCGTACACAATATCGGTACCCGCTGATGCCACGCAAATCCTCAGCACCAAAGAAACATATTTCTACTTAGAAGAAGCTGACTCTATTCGTGCAGTAGCCAGCATAGCCAGCCGGCTGGAGCTTGTCATCGGCTACGAGGACATCTCATGATCGGTTTCAATGGCGGGTTGATTGGGAAGAGTAATCCTACCGTTGCTGCGGCTTCTATCCCTGGAGTGTGGACTCCACGAGAACAAGAAGTAGCGGTACGAAATGCTAAATGGTCTAGCGCGGGATTGCTTGATCTTTATACCGGAGCAGCAGCAGCATTTAGTTTGCGTTCGTTGAAAGGAGCAAACATCAATACTCCTGTCGTTAAAGTGCGCCGCAGTTCTGGCAGCCCATTTACAGAAGACTTTACTGCCGCAGAAGTGGCAAATGGTACTCTCGCTGCTTGGGTTGGCACAGGCAATAATGGATTTGTGCATACCTGGTACGATCAAAGTGGTAATGGAAATGACGCCGAGCAGGCTACAGAGGGCCAGCAACCAAGAATTGTTGTAAGTGGGCAAGTGGAAACTGATGGGGGTAAGCCGACAATCCGTTTCGGGGTTGTTGCTTCCAGCTTAGTAACCCCAGACATTACGGTTGCTTCAAATTGTGCTATTTTTGCCGTCACAAAACACACAAACGCTACTTCATCTTGGTCTTTCTTTTTCGGGCAAAAAAGTAGTAATAGATTTTACGTTGGTAAAGCGGCAAATGGTTCCGGCTCTCCAGCCTATCACGGAACTTTTGCTGGTGGTTCGTTTTTTGATCTTACAGGAACCGATGCAACTGTAAAAGCAGTAAGTTATTGGCAACAGGGTAGTGGCATTAGTCAGTACAGGATCAATGATGGCACTGTTGGATCGCTGACTGATGGTTCAAAAAGCTCTGTAGGATTTAGTCTTGGTCGTCCTGCGTCAGATAACACTAGCGACATATGGTATGGACCAATACAAGAGTTTATTTACTACCCGACTAGCCAAGTTAGCACTTTTGCTAACATTATGACTAATATAAATGAATATTATTCTATATACTAATTCATAATGCTCTACTCACTCCGCGGCCAACGTCCAGCACCATTACCATTTCGCATACGGCTGTCAAATGGCTTCACACGCACCGAGCCTGCCAGCTTTACCGCTGAGGAAATAACAGACGCCGGCTACGTCGCTTATACCGAACCAGCCTACGACGCTGCCACTGAGCAGCTCCTATGGGTGGATGGCGCTTATGTGATCGAAGCACTTCCGCCCCCAATTCCAACACCACGCTGGGTGGACTTCAGCGCAGCTATTATGGCCATGCCTTCCATCAACGTGATGCTCGGTGCCGTGTTGCAAGCTGCGCCTGGCCTGTACGGCGGCTTAGTGGTGGGCCTGCAAAATGCCAGTGAAGGGGATAGCAGAGTGTTCCTTAATTCCTGGCACTCTGCCATTGCAATGTCGCTGATCACTGAAGAATTGATCACTACGGTGCAGGGAATTGCCGCCGAATACGACCTGCCAGAAACGTTCATCGAGGCGCTGGCGCCCATGACTATTTAATCTACAATTACAAACAAATAATGACAACACAACGGGCAAATGAAGATCAGTTCAACGAGCTTCACGGCCTTGTCACAAATGAACTGATAGGTCGAATCAAGTCTGGAGTTGCCACTACACAGGACCTAAAAGCTGCCACTGATTGGTTGGCTAAGAATAATATCACTGGTGTTCCGGTGTTGGGCTCTCCGTTGGCATCACTGTTTAGTAGTCTTGAACTGGAGCTGGAGGATGTCGAACGAGCCATCCGATAATGATGGAGAGGAACTGCTGTCAACACTGCTCAAGAATGTAGCTGCGGCTGCTTTTCTTGGGCTATTTAGTTGGCATCTAATCACTCTTCATAACATTGCTAAATCAGTTGAGGTACTTATCGAAAAGGTAAGTGCTGGTAATAGCAGAATAGAGCGCCTCGAAAACGAAGTATTCTTTAAGGAGTATCCAAATGGCGCCTCGCAAAGCCACAAACCCTAAGCGTAGTGCTGCGTATTATCGGAGCAATCCAGAAGCATACGCAAAGAAACTAGCTTATGATACAAAAGAAAATAAGTCCCCTACGGACAGGAAGTATCGAGCTGAACTTGCCAGTGAGCGGCGGAAACGCGGCATCATGGGCAGAGGCGGCAACGATGTTTCACATACAAAGAGTGGCCGAACAGTAATGGAATCGCCCTCAAAGAACAGAGCACGTAACGGAGCGGGTGGTAAACCCAAACGAAAATGAACAAAGGAAATGCTAAGCCACCTGGGCTCTACGCCAACATGAATGCCCGCAAAGCAGCGGGTAAGAGTCGCCCCAAAAGCAAGTCTACGGTTACCCCAAAGGCTTACGCTAACATGAAAGCTGGCTTCCCTAAAAAGAAGAAGTAAACTTTACACATAAGGTTAATGCCACTTAAGGGTCCTTCTGATTACCTTTATAATTTAAGGGCAATGACATCCTCTGAAGCGAAGCGGCAATGGCGGAGTGACATTAAGGCGCATTGGAATAACCAATGTGTCTACTGTGGCTCTTCTGACAACCTAACTCTGGATCATGTTCACCCTAAGGCTTACGGTGGACAAGATACCCTCAAGAATGTAGTTCCTGCTTGTCTCAAGTGTAACCAGGCTAAGGGTTCGAACCACTGGTTATCTTGGTGGGTAGGGCAGGAACACTTTGACCATTCTAATTTTTCAAAAGTCCTTTCTTGGACAACCGGTTAACGTTAACACTTACAACCCTAACAAGATGTCTACTACTGCTGACTCGACCACTTACGGTTCTATTTCTAACGCCCCTGGTAAGCGTGATGAGAACCAACAAACCAACAAGGTTCACACCACCACAAACGTGTCGGATGGAACTACTACCACCACTACCGTTGCTGCTTCTTACGGTGCTGCTGCAACTACCGTAGCCCTTAATGCAACGGTGAATGCTGCTGAGGCTGCCATTAACACTGTTCGGAGGGCACGTACTAACCCCTCCACCCTGCCTACCGCCAAAGTTACTGGCCTCGCTACTCGCGCTGAAACCGGCGCTGTGGCTTCCTTTGGCACCCGCGTCAATGGGTCCGGCTACACCAACGGCACCTATACCAACATTGCCCTGAGTGGTGGTTCTGGCTATGGCGCTACCGCAACCCTTACCGTTTCTGGCGGTGCTGTAACTGCTGCGACCCTTGTGAGGGGTGGTCAATGGTATCTCGTTGGTGATGTGCTGTCCTGTCAACTAATTGGTGCTGGTACTGCCTTTGCTCTGCCTGTTGCTACTATTACTCAAGGTTAATTGGCATGCCTGCTAAAAAGAAACCTATTACGGTAGGCAAAGGTACTAGTTACACGGCGCCAAACGCTAAAAGCCCTCGTCCAGTTAGTGCTAAGCCTGGTCAAGCCAGCAAGAATCGTGCCGCTGCTAAGACCACTTCTAGTGGCATCACCCGTCGTCCTGATGGACGTGCTCAAAGTGAGGGCCGTAGGGGCCGTCAAAGTATCAGCAAAGCCAAAGTAACCTCCGCAGAAAATACCCGGCCTTCTGGAGCCCGAGGTGTATATGAGAAGCCTAATCCTAAGGTGACTCGTGGTATGGGGTCGCAATTTGCAGCAGCAAACAAAATGCTGGCCATCACTAAAAAGGCTGGCCCTGCTTCGATTGCCTATGAAACCCTCAAGGCACGTCCTACTGCTGACGGAACCCTTACCGCAGCAATGAAGCGTGGTGACTATAAGCCCCGTCAAGGTCCTGCTGTCCCCAAGCGTCTGACGCAAGGCGGCATGGACAAGGGTTCCTTTGATAAAGCCTTTAAGGCAGCTCGTGTTGCTGGGAAAAAGATCTTCACCTGGCGCGGGAAGAAGTACACCACCAAGATGAAGTAATTGACCACCAGAGGGGTCTACAAGCGTCATGCTGGCCCCTCTCCCCCCTCGCGGGTATCTTTCCTCCTTATGACACCTAAAGCACCCTTAGAGGCCCGTATAGCGGCCAGCTTCCCTTTGTTCCTTTCTCTTGTATGGAAGTCGTTAGACCTACCACGACCAACAAGAGCACAACTCGCCATTGCGGAGTACCTTCAACACGGACCTAAGCGTCTCCAAGTGGCCGCCTTTCGGGGACTTGGTAAGAGCTGGATTGCTGCTGCCTTTGTGTTGTGGACATTGTGGAATGACATTGACAAAAAGATCCTTGTGGTGTCAGCCAGTAAACAACGGGCTGATGACTTCACATTGTTTATCCAAAAGTGTATCCTTGAGTTTGAGTGGCTGGCTCACCTAAGACCACAGAGTGATGACCAACGGTGGAGTCGCATCAGCTTTGATGTGTCGGGCTGTCGCCCAGCACAGTCCCCATCCGTTAAGTCGGTGGGTATCACCGGACAGATCACTGGTAGTCGTGGTGACTTGATCATCTTTGACGACGTTGAGGTTCCCGCCAACTCAGCAACCGACATGCAACGAGAGAAGCTGCTTCAACTTGTAACAGAGGGTGAATCAGTATTGACCCCAAAGGCGGATAGTCGTATATTATTTTTAGGAACGCCTCAAACAACCTTCACAATATATCGTACCCTTAGGGAACGTAACTACATCCCTATGGTGTGGCCTGCTCGGTATCCAAAAAGCCTCATTGGTTACGAGGACATCCTTGCCCCACAGCTCCAGGCCGACATCGAACAAAAGGGCCTAGACACCCTGACCTGGAAACCGACAGATACAAGGTTTTCGGAGATCAACCTGCTTGAGCGTGAACACAGCATGAGCCGAAGCAACTTTATGCTTCAGTTTATGCTTGATACGAGTCTGTCTGACTCTCTCAAGTTCCCCCTCAAGCTCAGCGACTTCTCAGTGATGCCTCTGGACCCCGCTAAGGGGCCTTCGGACGTTGTTTGGGGTGCTGATAAGGAGACCCTCCTTGACATGCCCGCCGTGGCCCTTCCAGGCGATAGGTGGCATCGACCCAAGAGTACCATCGATTACGTCCCCTACAACCAGACCATCATCGCTGTGGACCCCTCGGGTAGGGGAAAGGACGAAACCGTGGCTGTGGTCCTTAGCCAGATCAATGGGTTCATCTTTATCAGGGACATGCTTGCTACCCAAGATGGGTACTCCGACACAACCCTTCGCGGGATTCTGACACTTGCCAACCGTTATGGGGCTTCGGTCTGTCTCATTGAATCCAACTTTGGTGATGGGGCAATCATGGAACTTATGAAGAAACATGCCCAGGAAATGAAGGTTGGCATGATGTTTGAGGAGGTACGCGCCACCACCCGCAAGGAAGACCGGATCATCGACACCCTGGAACCCGTCCTCAACCAACACCGCCTCATCATTGACCAGAAGCTTATTGACTGGGACTACCGCTCCAACCCAGAAATGGCCCCCGAGGAACGCCTACCCCGGATGCTTATGTATCAATTAACGAGAATGTGTCGCGAGAAAGGCGCCGTCAAGCACGATGACCGGGTAGACGCCCTCGCCCTTGGTGTGAAGTATTACCAAGACATCCTTGCCATCTCCGCCAAGGAACAGGACATCCAAGCCACCCGTCAAAGGTGGTCCAACATGGTTGAGGGGTTCCTCTCGGCCCCCGTCCTTGCGACTGACCTCCTTGTTGCCGGAAGCACCTTTGATGACCCCATCACCCAGGAAGAGGGACCCATCGTGTCGTGGATCCAACGACGATAGATGGAAAAGATTGCTACAATCTTGGGGAAAGGGGGGATGGCCCTCCTTTCGTTTCCCGTCAACCCACACCGGGGACCGGGTATGGACCCACACCGGACCTCCTTATTTTCGAAGGGTAAGGGGGTCCCTTTTTGGGGGAAGGGGAGACACCACCAGACCCGTTGCTATGACTACACAAAAAAGAAGGTGCCCCCTATTGAGGGAGACGCCAGTGTTTACTAAGCGAGCGAAGCGAGCGTCCCACTAGCCCCAAAGGACAAAAGAGAGACGCGATTCCCGGTAATAAAAACAAAAAAAAAAGAAGAAAGAAAGACAAAAGGGGGGGAAACGACACATTATTAGATATAATGCGGAGCGAAGCGGAGCTTATATTTGTTAATGTTCTTTATTAAGAATGATAATAACAATAATTAATAACTATTACTGTTATTATTCTTCCGCCTTCTAACTACTGTCCTCTGTAACACTGTTATGCGTCCCGCCGACCCAGCCATTGCTCGCCTTGTCTGGATAACTCCTGATGCTGAACAACAGATTGAATACTGCGCTAGGGTAAGTAACCCTAAGGGTCAAGACAAAGTAGATACAACCGGAAAGTTGCTACGCTATCTTGTTGCCCATAAGCATTGGTCGCCCTTTGAAATGGCCTCAGCGTGCTTTGAGATCTCCACGACAAGAGACATCTCTGCACAGATACTCCGACACAGGAGCTTCTCGTTTCAAGAGTTTTCCCAACGTTATGCCGAGGTTCAACTACGACCAGAGCTACCCGAGATGAGACGCCAAGACCTGACCAACAAACAAAACAGCATTGATGATCTACCCTTTGAGGTGTTAACTGAGTGTGACAAGCTTGTGGGTCAAGCCTTTCTTACTAGTTACCGGGCCTATGACCGTCTGCTTGAGCTAGGGGTGGCGAAGGAGTGTGCCCGTAAGGTATTGCCCCTCAACAGTCCTACCCGGCTGTATATGTCGGGAACCATCAGGAGTTGGATCCATTACCTGAGTGTGCGTCGTGGTCCAGAGACTCAGCTTGAGCATCGACTCATTGCTGATGAGATCAAGAACATCCTGAACAAAGAGATGCCAAACCTTTGGGAGGTACTTACATGACCCCGCTACACCTGAATGAATTTAAAACCCTCTATCGGTTCCTGAGGCGGGGGTGGCCGGATTGGGCTGCCTTCCTGTTGCTTGGGTTCTTGGTGTGGGTTGAGGGGAAGACCATTAGGGCAAGGGTTAAGAACACTGTTGATGAAGCAATTGAGGAGTATGAAACGCTTCATTCCCCAAGAACGGTTGTCATCCCTCCCCCTGTGTATTCAGAATCGGGGAGTGACTTCTTTGATGAGATGAGGCTGACTGCCCCCTGGGTGGACCGGGAAGGGCCTTCTAAGCCGTCTTAGGTGTATGGACACCTTTGGCCTTACGCAGGGGCCTTCCTGAGGCGTGTGGCGGTCACCCGATAAAAAATAAAATAAATTTACAAGGTCCTTACGCATGTACGGGGCAGCTGGAAACCCCCCATGCCACCCCCGCGCCCGCGTTTTCTCCGCGCCCGCCCGCCCGCGAGTCCAGAACCCGGTCCAAGCTGGTGTGGACAGGACCAAACCCCTTGGTATGACTGGGCTGCGTACCTGTTGTGGATGCAGATACGCAAGGATTTGGACACAGCAGCAGTACAAATGCACCAGGTTGTACATGTAACGCGCAGGCGTGCGCTTATGCGCGTACACGCATATTCATTTTATCAAAAAATCTGTGGTTTTCTCAATAACGCTTCCTTATTGAGAATGTTAAGAAATGTGGGTGATTTCTGGCTCTTGGGCCTGGCAGGGCTTAGGTTGCATGCAACGGGAAAGAACACCGGAACGCCACCGGTCAAGTCCAACCCGCTAGGTCAGCCAGTCATCAGTACAGGCCAGCCGCACTTGTTACAGATCACGACCAATCTGCCATCCTGAGCCTTGATAGGCTGTAGGCTGAGCACCGAACCTAGAAAACCGAATAACAGGCGCAACAGGCCTAGTAGGTCAATGCTGCCGCATCGTATGAGTCAAGGTCAGTCCGGCTGACATGCAACGATGACGGGTTAGGGCAACTGAACGGGCGCGCCATATGTCTATTCTCTATTGGATAGAACGGCCAGCCGTTTATACTGACGTCGATTCGTTAGCTATCCTATTGCCCGACAATGAGTTGGGCACACACACAGACAACCATGGCCAACACTTACGCTACACTACTCACCGCACAAGAGATTAGGATTGCTATTCTTGAGTTAGGTGAGAAGTATGGTGAGCATGATGTACTGAGTATGATTGTACGGGGTATGAACATCAATGAGTTAAGAGAGAATCTTGACTACTTGACTGATGAGTTTGCATCCTGATCGTTACAAATAGGGCTGATTAATCCCAGCCCTTTCTGTAGCTATTAGCTACCAATCCACTATCACCACTACCAATGAAAACCGCAACCTTTCGTATCACCACTAGCTACGGCAACATCCGTTGCTATCCAGTGTGCCAGACTGCTAAACTACTTTGTGATCTCTCCGGATTCAAAACATTACTACCTTACACTTTGGGAGTTATGGAGGAGTTAGGCTTTATCTGCGTCAATGAGGTTAATAAATCCATGATCACAGCAACTCAACTCTATTAAATCATCACAATGAGAGCCAACACTCGTCACATCTCAGGTATGTTAATGTTAGCTTCTGAGGCTGACATCATTTCAGGTCTTAATTGGTATCAACGGGCTTACGATCTTAGCGTACGCTTCATACATACCTATGATGGGTTAACTATGGGCCAAGCCGTAGGCGTAATTGCAGCACTTTCCCCAAATAACAAATGGGAACGTAACTGTATTGACGCTGAAGCCATGATCAAAACGTGGGCAATTGGTGGGGATTATAATATGATTAAAGTCTGCACCTTTAACCCAAACAAACAGAAGGCAATCGCTATTCTTAGTTTAGATATGGAATCAGTAGACACTGAGGCTATACCTAAGATACTGAGTGGGCAAAAGGTTGTCGCCTTTTATCGGTCAATCATGGGAGATAAGAATGCTGTATGTGTGGATGGCCATGCTTACGCTATATTTATTGGGGAACGTGTCCCCACAACTAAAACACCTAGCATAACCCCTAAGCTATTCGAAACCATACAAAGAGCCTATCAACTAGTAGCTAAACGTAGTGCTGATCTATGTGGGGTTGAGCTATCACCTACTCAAGTGCAAGCAGTAACCTGGGTTACCTATCGGAGACTTATTCACGGATGACTTATCTCAACTGCTACGAAATGGACGAGCTTGAGCAATGGCTAGACGAAGTAGAGGATCTAGCCTATGCTGACGATGAAGATGATCACGATCTCAAAGCTATTTTCTACCCTGAGGAACTTTA